GTGCACAGTAATACTGTTCCAAATCCATCCACTATTAGGATGAGTTTTAGATGCTGTAGAACCTGTTGGAGTACTGCTCGTATTATGCGTTGTTCCAGTAATTGCAGTCAAACCTGGATTCAACTGATACAAAGTAGCATTCTGACCAAGCAACAAATATCCCTTAGCATATTTGATTACTGTTTTACCAATAGTTGATGCAGTATACTCACTAATCATGCCATCATTAGTAGTGTTGCCAATGTTGCCACGATGAACACCACGTTCACAAGCAGCATAGTAGTGTGTACCATCTGAAGTTACTGACAAAAAGTCGTGTGCTGAAGTATGGTCAGTAGCCAACGTGTATGTAGTAACAAAACCAGTACCACTAACATTACCATCAGGATCGTTAGTGTCGAAACGTACCTTCCTCAACTGACCAGAATTATCACCAGAAACTAGACAATCATGAGTTCCATCATTAGCAGCAACGGCAACAATCTTTCCGACACCAACATTTTCGTAAAGATGGAACGTATCCTTCAACAGTTTAGCGTCACCAATATCCCACACATTGACACCGCGAGAATCCTTAAAGCGGTGCGTAACATTCTGTTCAACACCAGGTTCAAAATATGTTAGACCAGCACCATTATGCCAAGATGTTTGCGAACGCAACCACCAGCCAGTAAGAGCCTGTTCACCAGGTTCGTTCGATGAATCAAACTGTTCCTTCTTGTATGGTGCAGTCTCACGACGATACGGATTCTGGTTACTAATCCTCAAAATGAATGGAATATTATTGATAGCCAAATCGTATGCAGCATCAGTAGGACTGAAAGGTACAGTGTCATTTACTCTAGTTAAATCAACCTGGAACTCTTCCGAAATATCATTGACATCTGGAGTGAGTGTATACAGATCAGCAGTTGCAGTTGAAGTAGCACCAGTGGCAGTAGATACTACAGTGAACTGTGTACCTGTAGCAGTAGCAACAACGACATATCCATAAGTCGGATTGATTGAAACAGAGTTGTATACTGAAGTGGTAGCACCATAGATAACAACTTTATCTCCAGCGGTAAATGTATTAGTAGCAGTATATGTTACTACAGTTCCATTACCAGATATTGCTGTAATCGATGCCATTAGGAACCTACAGCAATCCAGTTGAATGGAAGAGAAGTTGTCGATCCAGTATTGTTAATAAACTGCACAGTAAAACCAGTATTATTGTTATTGGCACTAATGTTGAATTGATACAAAGCAGTATTAGATGCAAACAACCTGTTTGCCGTAACCGTTACCACAGGAACAGTTCCAGAAGAAAACGCTTCTGCAAAAGTTACAGAATGAGTTGTTAATGTTCCTGAAGATATGCTTGGCACTGTTGCAGTTCCAGATTGAATTTTTACAGTAGGCTTACTATTTAGTTGCGTTTGGATACTGGACGTTACCCCATTGAGATAACCAATCTCAGTGCTAGAAATATCTACAGTATCAGCAATCTTAAACACTGCACTATTGTTAAGAATCTGAAGAGAACCACTTGTCATAGTTCCAGTACCAGAAAGAGTACCACCTGAAAGTGTAGTTCCAGTGGCAGTACCATTAGTAATAGTTGGAGTAGCAATAGTAGATGACGTTAACGTACCACCAGACACCGTTGGAGAGTTCAACACTGGAGACGTAAGAGTCTTCAACGTCAAAGTCTGATTCTTATTAGTAGCAACAATATCCCCATCAGGGGCAGTAAGACCATGAACTACAGTAGTCTTCTCAATATGATCCTGTGCCTCCTGCAAATCACGAGCAGTAACCATATGCTTAACAACAGAACCAATAGCATGAGAAGACTGTGCAGTAGTAGAATCAGAACCACGAGTAACATTCAAAACATTACCACTACCATACGAAGTGACAGTAATAATCTCCTCAGTAGTAGTGTCAGGATTAATGACAAGAGTAAAAGTCTGACCAGCAGTAAGAGAAGGAAGATTAGTGATACTATTCAGCGTTACAGTCGACTGACCTGCTGAAGTAACTGCTGCTGCTAAAGTCTTAACGTCAGCAAGGGATGAATATTTTCTGGCAGCCATGATTTACCTATCGTGTGTAATGGACGCGGATTGGGGTACGACCTTGAAGTTTGTCAGTCTCTTCACGCAGTCGCTGTTGATAAAGAGCAAGAAGATATTTAGCAGCATTAGTGCCAGCACCATAAGCACGACCAGCAATCTGAGACTGTTGATCCGCCTCGGCAGAACCAAACGTCAAACGACCAGGATCGATAAACGATACGAGACGGTATGCTGCACCAAGAACAACAAGGTCCTTACAAGAAGAAGGAAGACCAGTAGTTGACTCAAAATCATCTGAAGAGTTTTCCATAGTGGAAGGTTGTGCAGAATAAAACACTTGCACTGTACGACCAGGCTGAACACCACTATAAATACTTAGACTATTGTATGAATCAAACGAGTCAACATTAGACATAGGATCGACACGCCAAGCACGAACAGGAGCCCATTCCTTAGACGGACCAATCTCCTCATACGAAACGGCAATAACATTCTCAACCTCAGACGGCAACGGATATGTGGTACGTGAAGCACTATATGTAAACGTGTGATAGTTAGTGGAATACACACCAGGGAACAGTGAAAGAATAGTTTCATTGATAGCGTTACGAACATCTAGTGCAGGGAACGTTGGAGAGATAGTAACCTTAGCACCATTAGCGTGAGATGCTGGAGTAGTACCATTGTATCCACGACCATAAGGTGGAATAGTTAAAACACCAGTGTTACGGTCATACTCTTCCACATAGATAAGTTCATTATCAATCTCAATGATACCATTAGAAATGTTTTTGGCAGACTTTACAGTAATGCTAGTGGCAGTAGAAGTAATGGCAGATGTCAAATATGTTTGACGGTCCTGACGTAAAGTATATCCAGCAAGTTTTCTGGTAACTTCATCAGTTAAAGTACTAAGAGTTGTCATATAGTTTCCTAAGAGAAGGATTCAGATGCAAGATCGGCATCTAGATTAGTTGTACCAGCAAGAATATTACATACAGCATTTAGCCCAAGACCAGTCGTTCCTGCCTTAGCATTAAGTGCACCAAGCAAATCATATCTATTTGTAATATCTGGTATCAACGGCTGTATGTTGAAAGTATCAAAATAATAGTTTTGATCAGTAAGATTAGTACCAGTAACTGTGGCACGTAACACCAAATAATTATGGTTAGAAGACGTAGTGAACTGTCCAGAAACCTTAGTCCAACCAGTGCTACTAACAGAAGTTGTACTAGTTACACTAACAGCAGTTAAACTTGTTCCCAAAACTTGCTGAGGAACAGCAAACAAAGTAACAGTGTTAGAATATGTTGCAGCAGTTCTAACATAAAACGATAAAGTATATGTTGTATTTGGTTGTACTGCTACAGCATATGTAGCATTTGTTGCTGTGCTACCAATAGATATTGAAGTTGCATTAGTATTGGGAACAACTCTCAATGACCAGGAACCAGACTGTGCATAATCTTGTGAAGTATTAGTTGCAGAAGTAGTATTGTAAAGACCAACACCAGCAACAGTAGAACCTTTACTGTTATCAGTTCCAGTAGCAAGATTAGCATTTAACATATTAGAATTAAGCCAAATGTTTGCTGCACCCTGTGCATCAAGAAACGTAGAAGGGTCAGTACGACCAATAACACGATTCAAATTTAGTTGTAGACCAGTAGCCATTACCATTTAACCTTATCTGCCCAATATGCTGCGGACATTTTACCCTTAGCGATGTTACTTGCATGACGTGACTTGAAAGCCTCACGACGCTTACGGTATGCCTCCGACTCACCAGACTTTTTAGGTGAGCCAGAGACACCCTGCTGACCAAAACGAATCGTCTTAACTTCAGAACCAACCTTAGCCACAACAACATGAGACTTAGTAGGATGACTAGGGGTACGCTTAGGCTTGTTGTAGCCTGACACACCAGCACGCTTAAGACGAGGATCAATCATTAGGAATACATACCCATCTTGCGTTCCATCGCCTTCTTCTTAGGCGATTCCATCTTCTCGTGCATCTTCTTCATAGCAGCAGACTTGTAAGTTTCCTTCTTAGCAACAGTCTTCTTTGCTACCATCTTCTTCGCGACAGCCTTTTTAGCAACTGCCTTCTTAACTGGTTTACGCATAGCCATTACTTCATCTTCTTTCGAGTAGTAGATTTCTTCACTGGACGTTTCATCCCAGCCTCAGACATAGCAATAGCAACAGCCTGTTTGCGAGACTTAACAACTGGTCCCTTCTTGGAACCAGAATGCAGAGTTCCAGTCTTAAACTCGTGCATAACCTTCTGCACCTTTACAGAAGACTTCTTCTTACTAACTGCCATATGCAACACCTGTCTTATCACTAATGTCCAGAGCCTTCTGGATCTTTGCAGTACTCGTACCATCAGGCTGAATGCCCTGAGCACGAGCAGACTTGTACAAATCTAGTTCCTTATTCCAACGCTTCTCAGTCCAACCATTAGCAACAGCACCACTATTAGCATCACCAGTGTTCCACTGAATAGTGTCAATCTTGCAACTAAAACAACCCTCAACATACGAAGTATGTTTATGTTCAACACTAATAGTTGACTTAGGTGGTTCAAAGAACTCTTTATCGCAACCAGTACAACCATACTTATCGGGAACTTGATTAAACTTTTCATCAAACTTCCAAGAAATAATCTTGGCTACATGAGAATGATCAGACATTAATTAACCCTCAAACTAGACTTATTGATTGCCACACCACGACAACACTCTGCATAATCTGCACAGTCCTGTGTAGGACAACCACTACGACAAGCCATCAAGTTCCACCTGATGCACATCGATAGCAGTTTCAAGAGTGACCAGCGCAGACTCTGCCTGTTCAACTGCCTGAGCATCATTGACTGATGTTGCGATCTGTCGGTTGAGTTCGTGCTGGTATGCCTCGGTTGCGAATTGTGCAATTCGTTGTTCCAGCAAAGCACGCTTTTGTTCGTCTGTTAGTAGGTGTGAAAAGTCAATAGCCATTGGTTTTTTCCTTATGCTGCTGCGATTGTTGTGATAGTTCCTGATGATCCACGATATTTTAGTGCACCTGATTCTACGTAGAGGTATCCGCCACCGGTGAGGTTGGCTGTTGGTGCTGTGGCGTTGAGCATACCTACCCAGCCACCTGATGTGACACGTACCATGATGCTTGCAGCAGAGTTTTGCCACTCTTGCAAGTTAGCGGTCTGGGAAGCAGCACCACGAATAACAGTGCCAATACGAGTTGAAGTATCTGCCGAAACACTAAGCGCACCTAAACCAAGGTGACTGCTAGAGCCAGCACTAAGCAGAGAAAAGCCAGCACGACCAAGTGAACTGACCGAAGCCAAACGTGTTCCAGTAGAATCTTGCCACTCTTGCAAGTTAGCGGTCTGTGAAGCAGCACCACGAACACCAATCGGGATATTCGTTGCCGAAGTAGCCCAAAATGCGGAAGTAACGCCACTAATACCCGAAGTACTTCCAGAAATATATCCAGCACTGGCTCGCATACCAGAAACAGTTACAACGAAACCATTGTTTCCAACTTCAAAAATACGGTTTCCTGAATTACCGTTAATTTGTAAGTTTGTCGCAGTTTGACCATTAGCAGCAGTAATTAGTAAAGAAGTTGTTGAAGTGTCGGTATTCGTAATCGTGTGACCGCCAACAGTGAAAGCGTTAGCCGAACCAGTCAGGGCAACACCAGTCAAAGAAGTACCAGAACCACTAAAAGACGTAGCAGTTAAAGAACCATCAGTAGTTAAAGCATTGACACCACTACGGTACAAAAAAGTGTCCAGTGCAGCACCACCAGAACCCCACGAAATTTTTCCATCATTATCAATACGAAGATTTGAAGTAGAAGGACCAACACTAGAAACAGTATTTGAAGTGTAGAAAGCAGCAGTACCAGCAGTACCAGGATAGCCATACAAAGTTGTATTAAAAGCGCGTAAAACTCCTGCACCAGAACGATACAACTGTGTATCGCCACCAATAACAACACCATCATTATCGCTATCAGTTCCAGTCAAACGTAACTGACCACCAACAGTTGCTGTTGTCCCAACAGAAGCACTTGCTGCTGTTGTAATACTGCCAGTAACAGACAACGAATCATCAGTCTTGAGAGTATTAGCAGCACTACGGTAAAGATTAACATCACCGCCAATAACCAAACCACCAGTAGCGGCAGTCTGAGGCAACTTCAACTGACCATCAGGGTTGAGAACAAGTTTCTGAACACCAGCATTTTTCAGATTCAACAAATTACCAGAAGTTGGATACTTAATACTATTATCAGCAACCTGATAAGTATCCATGTAGATACCTTGAGTTTCAGTAGGATCACCTGCTGGACCACGAGTAACATCACTAGCCAAGTTGATAGAAACTGCTGCTGCATTAGCATCAGAACCAGATCCAGGCTGAAGATGGGCAATCTTCAAAGTTCCATGACCATACTCTTTACCCGACACCCACATAGCAGAAGAATCAGGATTACTCGAAACAACATTCAATGCAGTGATGTCATTACCAGACGTGGCAGACATGCGAGCAGTGAGAGTATGTGCCTGACCAGACTGATTGATAGCCAATGGCACAACACCAGAAGCACTATTAACAATAGTCTGTGTAGCAGTTGGATTAGTTACAACTGAATAAGGATTTAACGGTCCAGTAGCACCAGTAGCACCAGTTGCACCAGTTGCACCTGTAGGACCCTGTAAACCTTGGTCGTTAGAAATAGTAACGACAGTTTCATCAGTAGTCTGATTGATAGTAACATTAACTACATCGTCAGAAACATTAACATTAGTCACATCCTCAAGGACTGTGATACTATTAACAGTCTCATAGACTGTAACATTAGTTGACATTAGCGAGTCACTTCAGCCTTGACAATAAACTTACCCTCAAGAATTGCTTCAGGATTACCGTCACCATCAGTCAACTCGAAATCATATACCCAAGTACCAGCAGGAAGGGCAGCCATACTAGAACCAGAAACCACGACAAGAACATCACCATTTACACTAGAAGCATTGAGCGTAATGTTAGTAGGACTAACAAGATTAAGAAGAGTAGTAGAAGAATTAACTGTCTTACGAACCTGCATAGCAGCAGAGTAACCAGTCAAATCGATACCAGTGCCATTAGTGGCAATGTTAAAACGGAACCTAAAACGTGTACCTTGACGAGCAGAAATGTTGTATGTGCCTGTAGCCATTATGCTTTACCCTCAATGTGATGTTCGATATGTTTATCTAAACGGTCTTCAACTTTATTCAACTGATAGTTCACACCATCAAGTAAAGTTTTAATTTCAATAACAGTCTTAGCGATATCTGGTAACGACTTGCCACCATTTGCATTCGGCTGAATCGGATAAGTGTGTTCCTGAATAAAATTCTTCAAAGGAGTTACAACGAGCCACTTGCCTAAAACGATTGCTAAACTGAAACATGTTGAAATAATCCCTACGATTGCTGCTTTATCTTGAATAGTCACTATGACACAACCACTTCGTATCCAGCAGCAATCAACTCATTTGCTTCGGACTCAGTAACTTGATACGTACGACCACCCTGATAAAAGATCTCTGACTCATCAATCTCATCCTGAGACGGACTACGAACCTCATAGTATTCCCCATTAATTTTGAGAACACTAATACCTCTATCGAGACCAATCCTATAAAACAAAGGACCAAAACCTGCTGGTCCTTCCTTAACAGTTGGTGGGTTAAATGTGTACATTAGATTCCTTATAGTTAGAAACTAGCCCCAACTCCAAGCCCACAATATGACTTGGAGATGAGACTAATCACTAATTAGATAGCGATAGAAGACGAAGACTCAATACGGTAAAGAGCCTCTTCGCGGTAAACCTTGAAGCCAAGAACACCGTACCAACCGATAGGACGGAAACGGTTCAACTTGTCAGTCACAGGACCGATAACCACATGTGGCTCTTCGGCAACTGCTTCTGCAAGTGCTTGCTGACCAGCAAGGAACGTACGGTAAACCTTAGCCACAGGGGTGAAGGTGATCGTACCTGAAACAGTACCAGTGTTAGCAAGGTCAACAGTGATGGTTACACCATCAGCAGCGATTGCAGTGATCTTAGCACCAGTAGCAATACCAGTACCAGAAACCTTATCGCCAACCTTGTACGTACCAGCAACAGTTGCAGTAACGACAAATACCTTAGTACCAGATACGCCTGAAGCAGCCGTACGAGTACCAGTAGAGCCGTCAGCACCATCAACAGCAGAGTACAGACGTGGAGATTCTACGAAGTAAGCACCTTCGAATGAACCAATTTCGCCTGACCAGATGTTTTCGTTGCTCTGGTATGAGTGTGGATCGCGCCAAGCAGCCATACCTGTTTCTGCACGAAGGTCGTGTGAAACTTCTGGGTGGATACCAGCCCAGTAGTATGAACCCTTGCGAGCAGCAGCCTTACCTGAACGCAACTTAGCAACAGCCTTACGGACTGAAGCAGCAGTAAGCGTATCGGTAGCAGTAACAGCAGACGTAGAAGTACGTGCACCGATACGTGCAACCTGAGTACCATTCAGCAACTCTGCCTGAGCAACATCATCGATGCTGTCAGCCATGTTGAAGGCAATCATGTTAGCAACGGCAGGATCAACATCAGCAAGGCTGTACAACTGTAGAGCACGAGTGACGAGAGCAGCATTACCGTACTCACCAAGAGTAACAGTCTTGACACTTGGAGTGCCAATTGCTACTGCATCAAGATCAGGAGTTTCCTGAAGAGCAGTAGTAGCCTTATCCAAATCGTTGTAGATCTGAAGAGCAACTGACGAACCAGGCATAGCCTGTTGTGCAGGACGCTTGTCAGCAACGGAACGGATAAGAGGAGTAGCACGAAGTTGGAACTCAACAAGACGGTCATACGCCTTCTGGACTAGACCAGCACCGTTAGCGGTACCGCCTAGCGTTGTAGAACCAGTGCTAGTGTAGGCTTCAGTGCCTGTATACGTAGCCATTTGTTTCCTTATGGGTTAGAGTGATTTGCGACTACCCTAGGCTCCGTAGATCAACCGAAGTAGATCTTCTTCGCTTTGGGCATTGTTGATAGCACTAAACATGTCGTTAGCACCATCGGGTGAAACAGCATTAGCCGTTGCATTATTGATCTGACGGAAAGCATCAAACTGACTATTGTCAACACTTCCATTGTCTTCCGTCTGAACAGGTGCAACACCAAAAACGTCACCATATTGTTCAAGCCACGAAGTGACAGATGTTTCATTCACTTCAATGTCCTGTGGAATAAAGGCAGCAATCTTTGGATTAATGCCCTTTTCAGATAAGACCTTACTGACGGTTGCTTCACGCTGGAACTTGCGCAGTGATTCCAGTTCAGCAAGGACTTCCTTGAGTTGCTTGTCTTTCGCACGCTCAGCACGACGCACCTTCTTCAGTACATCGTCTCGGCTTTCGCGCTGTGGTGTTTCATCGACTTCATCTTCAAAGAAGTCATCATCGTCTAGCCAGTCTTGATTGTTGCTCATCGCAACCATTCTCCCTTACTTGTTGTGTGTGAACGTACACTCTCACTCCCATACAGGGGTATATGGGTTGGTATGTACTACCGCACTAATACTCGTTGGGGGCGGTCAATCCAACGAGAGTTTGTTATAGTTGTCCAGACTTGCGCTTAGAAAGAGAACCAGTAGTGATACCAGTACCACCAGCAAACTGTGCTCTAGCCTGAGATGCTAGACCTTCAACCTTTTGCGATGGTGCAATACCAAGTTCTTTCTTTTCAAGTTCAGCCTGAAGATCCTGACGTGAAGCCTGTTCACCAAAGATACGAGCAGCCTGTTGAATACCTTCTTGCTGTGCAGCGACAGTAGCAAATGCAGTCTTAGCATCACCTGGAGTGATGTTGGCAGCAAGCAACTGTTCCTCAGTAAGAGCAGTCTTAACACCAGCAGCCTTGGCTGCACCAAGCATCTGTGCACCCTTAACTTTCTTCTCAATCTCCACTGTTCCTTCAGCACCAGTAAGAAGACCTTGAGCAATATCTGCTTTGGTTAGACCAGGGAATCGTTCATTAAGAATAGACTTAGTGTATTCGTCAGCATTATCAATAGCAGAAAATGCACCATTGATTCTCTCGGCTGCAACATCATACGAAATACCATTGACAAAGAACTTCTTGATATCTTCATTGTTAGCCAGTGAGCGAAGACCAGACTGTGTAAGAAGATTCTTGTACTGCTTCTCTTGCTTTACATAGTCAGCAACTGACAACTGCAAATCAGCATTTTGTTTCTTCAACTCAGTGATTGCAGAGAACCTATTCTTGTATGATTGTGGCGCATCTTTATCAGAAAGAATCAAATCGTACAGAACACTACTATCGGAAGTGATACCCTGGTTGATGTATTTCTTTGCCACATTATAAAGATCCGTAGCCCAGTTCTCTCCACTAGCCTTTGGATCTATGCCAGTAGCCTGAGCAAAGATACTTGCAAACGTATCGATATCTGTTACTGTTGCCATTAAATACCATAACCTAACGTGCGAGCAAGACCAATGGCAAAGCCAGCAGCATCTGAACGTGCTTGCTTAGTTGTGCCATAACGAATATCTGTATTTTTAATATTGTCCTGCATGTCATAGACGTTAACTAACTTGCCTTCCTTGAAGGCAGTCTTAACAACGTCAGACATCTTTACCTGATTCGCTGGAATCTCCAAAGTTTGTGCATAAATATTAATATGTTCAGATAGCAAATCTTTAGTAGTCACAGTCTCATCAATAGAATCTGTCAATGCTGGAAATTTAATCTTTGCCTTATTAGCAAGAACCTTGCGAATATCATTCTCTGTTTGAATACCGCGAGTTAGACCCTTGTTGTACTTAGCAATTTCTGCCGAAGACAAACTCACATTGTACATATCCGCAAGTCTCTCAATGGCTGTCAGATTATCACTAGCCAAACCACTAAGTTCCTCAGAACCAAAATCAATCCTGTTAGAAACATAACGCTCAGCAAAATCCTCAGCACCTACACCATCACTAACCTGAACACTGTAAGTCTTACCAGCAATAGTCTTCTGTTCATAACGAGTAGGTGACTTCGACTGTGCATCAGTCAACGCATCGTAGAATCTAGAAAATGTTTTATCGTCTGCTACCTTGCCAGTGTACTTAAGATACATCGAGTTAAGAATAGAACGAGCCTGTTTAGGACCAGTAATATTTAACTGACCAGCAGTAGCAGTTCCAGATGTACCACCAGAACCATCACCTGCTGTAACAGCACTATTAATACCAAATGACTTATTGAGAGCAATGCGCTGATTCGCTATAGTTTCCCATTTTACTCCACGAACATTCGCTGCTTCCATAGCCTTTTGCAAAGCATTAATAGTTGCTTGATCTCGCTGACCACTAAGAAGAAAATCCTGGCTCTTATAAAAACCAGCAGCATACAGTTGTTGCT